TCTAACGGTTAGGACACATGCCTCTCACGCATGTAATACGAGTTCGATTCTCGTACCCACTACATACTACATTGAAAATAAGAGGTTTACAAAAAGAAAGTACTAAAACAGGGACTATTTCATTATTAGTGGACCTATTTTTAATATAATTCCGGAAAACCATAAGAAAAATAATCATAAAAGTAAGGCAGCCTAAAAAGCTGCCTTTTTTACACAAAAACTAGATAGATAAACAGGAAGTATCCCCTGCTTTTGGTAATCTCATTGTTGACACTGCAAATATACAAAAATGTGCATTATATTTCTTCCAATTTTGCTCTAAACTTCTGGAACATATCAATGGTCGGGTAAAAGGTTGGATTCTCCCAGTTTTTCCCTATCATCTGGATCATCGCCTCTATATGACTTTTGCAGTCTATTACTTTGATGCATTTATCCAAGACCAGTCCGCCTTCCGGGTAGGTCTTGTTATTTAGGGTATCCTGCGCCCATGAGAGCAACTCTCTGATTGATTCTTGGTCGTATTTATTTTCTTCCGCCATAGTGCTTTTAACTTTGTTCATTTGAATGAATTTCTAGACCGATAGACTCTCCGTCAATATCTAATACTACTACGTATTGATGAAGGCATTTTATTGAATGCTGTCCTATAAACTTAACAGTTCCTACTTTACCGACCCAATTCCTGTTTGAACATTGACAGACATCAACACTATCACCCGCCTGAATATCATCAACCGCATTAACCTTGGTTGAAAAAGTTAAATATTGAGGCCCGATATAACGATTGGTCATTGTTGCGTAATCAAATATTGTTTCGGAAAAAAAACTTATATTTGAAGCAGTATATCCAGCATTCTTGCCATTTTCAATTACTGGAGTTAAATCAATACTTCTAAATATTTCACCTCTTATTTCCATGTTACTAAGTTATCTTCCACTACAATAGATTCAATTCTTTCATGAACCGGATTACTTCCTTTCCGTAAATCACTTTTTATCCTTTCTGCAATCCGATCATTACTGACGGTATTCTTATCCTCGTAATCGTAGGATATGATTATAGTTATCTTCTTTTGCTTCATATCTGATTTTTATTGAGTTATTACTAGCTTTATATCCAAAAAGTCCAGAATCTTTTCAATCTTCTCTTGTCCTAAATTCGTTTTTCCGTTAAGAAACAAGGACATGGTACTCTTTGTTACCTCTACATACTCCGCAAGATCCTTTGATTTGACATTGCGGAGTTTCATTGCTTCTTTGACTGTTTCCCGTATCATTCCATTCTCCAGTTGACTTGATCATCAATAGCTTGATCTAAAGTGTAATCACATTTAGGATATTCAGCTTCTCCCAAACCTGTACGGAGATCAACAAACCAACTTTCTTCATTTTCACTGATGATTGCATTCTCAAAACCTTCTACCGTTTTCTCAATGATTGTTTTCATATCTTTATTTTTAGTTGTTATTACTTTGTTTCTTATTTTGATGTTACAAAGATATAAATAGTTTTTGTAATATCAAACTTTAACGTTTGGATATAAAAAAGCCCGGCATGTTGTATACCGGGCGATTCCATTTTAAAAGAGGCAGTTATAATGGAAAGGAGCTCTTCACCAAATATATAATCCTCAAAGCACAAGAGATTCCTTTTATTGAGGATCATGCACGCCATATATTTTGGCGGGGAGAGTAAAAGAAGGGAGCCCTGTGCGGACAATCATATTTTGAATATACTCTCTAAAATAAGGCCAGATAAATACTGATAAACTTATCTCTTTAAAAACATCAAAGAAATCTTTTGTTATTGTAACCTCTTTTAATTTACTATATCTGACTTTAAATTCTCCAGATATAGTAAATAGTTTCTCCGCATTTTCTTGCTCGCCAATTATACCATCAAGCTTAAAGGAAGCTATAAAACAAGCATTACTTTCGGATTCAGAAAACGAGTATTTATCTTTAAAATTTAAATTGATAGAGCCTCCTTCTGATACACACTCAAACACCTTAACATTCCCATCCGAAAGAAATATATTATCTAATTTTATAGAAGTTAATATTGAAGAATATTCTTCTGGGGTAATCTTATTTTTCATATTTATACAACTGATTTAAATTCGGTATGTTCATAAAAACGAGATTGAGTAGCATTACAAAACAAGCTATTTGTTTTGTAATTAATTGAATTAAGGTTCCTTAAAATCATATCATTTTGGGCAGTAATCTTTTCATCAATCTCATCTATTTTTCTTTCACATTTCAATGAAACATCATGTTGCCCAATTCCGTATGCTAACAATTGATTAACATAAGAATTAAGGGAAACACCATTCATTTTAGCTTGTTGTATCAACGAAGAATGAACCCATGAGGATGTTCTAACTGAAAATGTACCACTTGAGTTTTGCTCATCATTTACAACTTCAGGGATAGGTTCTCCTTTTTCATACAACATTTCTATAAAAGCATCTTTTTCCTCAATAAAACTATTTAAAGCAGATACTTTATCTTCTCCTATCCCATGACAAGCATTTAGACCAAGCTCATTGCAGTATGCAACATACCACTTTTCGCCATCAAGTTCTTCTTTTTTAATAATAACATTGTACTCCAATGATTTGTAGTACTGTAAATCTTTACGTGACATAATTGTATTGGGTTAGTGAGTTATTGCTTTTTCTTTATCCTTATTATTTCAATTAATATCGGATAAAGATACTGTTTAAAATTAGTCCTCTTTATTAGGACTTCATTGCCACCTTTATGAACAACGTGTACTCCAAAATATTTGCCAGGTGTTGGAGCTAAAGGATGGTAAAATCTTTCCATAGAACCACGTGGACTATCTTGTAATTTTGCTCCAAGAAATTCTGCAATCTTAACCACATGATTAAAAGGAAGATCCACTACAGGAGCACTATAAAGATTTTCTAGTTCTTTTTCCGCATCCTCAATAGTGGTATCATCCGTTATTTTAAACTTGAATTTCATATAAAACCGAATTTTGGTTGCAAATATAATACCAATATTTTAATTTATAACAGAAAAAAGATGAAAAAAGTTCATTATCTTACTCTTATTTACACTTAGGCTCCTTTATAAGTAGAATAAAAAATCCCCGGTTACATAACCAGGGACAAACACAGAGATACAACCCTTGCAATAATCACAAAGGGAATCAGCCAATACAACCACCTTTCTAGGCGTTCCATAGCATTACCAGAAGAAGACGGCAGAAATCTGAATGATACCGGTCGTCGGCTTGATCAAGCAATATGTCCAGCTTAACGTTTCTCATTTTCGAGCACTGTTTTTATTCGTTCTTCAGTAAATCCAAATTGGGCGGCAAACTTTTTGAAAGCCTGCATCTTGTTGTTAGGGATAAGAGAATACATACTATTAATGGGAGTATCACTCTTTAATGCTTTTTGCACTTGCTTCTTTTTCATGGAATTAATGTATTAAATGTTTGACCTTGTTTTTACAGCAATTACACTCACACAGTAATGACTTCGCGTATTCCCATGTCTTTTCGATGATATCATCTCCGATATACTGAATTTCCTCCCCGTAAGGGTCTATACCGAATGCCTGGCAAATATGAGTAGCCATGTGCCCACATTCATGCCGCCAGGACTTGGCAAATTCCTTTGGGGACGAAGTAAGGGCAATGACCATTACTGTTTCCCGGGTGCCGAAGTTGGAGTAAGTAACTCCGGTATTCAAATTGCCGGAGCTAATATTCTCATACGCAGTACGAAGCATATCACCGTCGCAGCCGATGGAATGCATATTATCGAGTATTTCCTCTGTATAATATGTATCTACTGCATAATATACCATGCAGTTCCATCCATACTTGGGTAATGCAAACCGTTGTCGTATCATTCATCAAAGCATTTCGTCCCACTCAATAGGTTCTCCGGCAGCAATCATTGTCGCATACCATCTTCTCATCGTTGTTCCGTCGGGAGCATCAGGATCATCAATTGTATCCTTTATATAAAGAACCAAATGCGCTTCATCGGGAATAGATGACTTCAGATAATCCGCCTTACCCATGTTGGCTACATACACATAATCATATAGCGCATTATTTTCAAGCTTTATGCCATAGCGGGTAAGCAACTCATCTACTTTTTCTTTCGATATCGGTTCAATCCGCTCTTTTTTACCGGTAGAAGGATTAAGCTTTTTCATGAGCGACACTGCAAACTCGCACATTTTCTTATTGAAATGCCAACCGAAGTTAGACAAGTAAGCTTCCATTTCTTCCGGTCTTCTATCTCTTATATCCAAAGGTTCTCTCCTCATGATTAAATAAAGTTATAGGGAGCAGAAATGATCCACCCCCTAATTAAACATTAACGATAACGGGAATAGCGTCCTGTACCACGTACACCGCGTCTTTCGCCATAGCACGACCGGAACCGCCACCATAATCACCACGTTCGCCCATCTCGTCATAGCGGTCGTCGTCATCGTCATAATAACGTTCACGTCTTCCCATGCTTTCACCACCGGATAATTCTTCGATGCATTGCATCAGCTTACCACCGTATTTAAGCATCTTTTCAGCGTAGTCGGACATTTTCTCGACCTTGCTCTCGGAAATCTCAATCATCATCATACTATTGTTTTTTAGAATTGTTACTACCAGATGCCTTTTCAGAAGACTTGAAGAAATCAGCCATCATAGCCTTCAATTCGCTAAGTTCTTGCCGAAGCGCTTTATTTTCCGCTTCCTGACGCTGGCGTTCTGCAAATTCCGGATTAAGTACCTGAAGCATCTTGTCGCATGACTCCATGACGGAACGATGATGATCGACACTGCCCAATATCTCCGAGGAGCGGTTGCGCATGGCGGCAACTTCTGCATTCATCGATTCCCTTGAGCCGGATATTACCATATTCCCACCTCCGGGAAAGTTTGCATCAGCAATGTCAGACATTGCAGGTATTTTCTGAAATGTAACAGTTTGCTCACCAACCTTGATGGTCACATCAACCACCATTCTAGGAGGCTGTCCATAAGGGAGAGGCTGCTGCATAAACTCAGCAACCGGTGTAGAAACTCCGGAGACGGAGCCAACTTCTATGTATGGAGTGTTATCCTTGTGTAGGATAAAAAACTCGCTGTTTACTCTTAGATTCTGAAAAGGCATAATTTATTAACTCTTTAAAGAGCGGGATTACTCCCGCCCATTATTTTAAACTACTCCGGTAAGAATTTGCAATGTGTTGCTACCTGATTCGTAGTAGCACAGATAAATTCCGGTACCGGTAATATCCGAAGCAGTAACATCTGCGCCGGCGATCGTAGTCAGTGCTTGAGTAGCACCGTTGGTATCAAACACTACCGGCAATGTACCGGTAGTACCGGAAGGGATCGGCTGTGCCAAACGGAACAGAATCAATCCGCTAAATGGAGCAGAAAGGAACGGATGATTCCGAAAAGAGAAACGTACGTTGGTAGTACCTACGGTAACACCTGTACTTTCCAATCTGGGAATACCATTCTTATTTGCCATGATAAAAGGACTAATGAATGCCATATAATGCCTCCTTCCTTTTATCCCCAACCATTAAAATTGCCCCATGCCCCAATACCATTGTAAAGACCATACTGAGCTGCAACGCAAGAAGGAATCCCTACAACCGGACTATAAGGCACCTTCGCTACTTCCGGCTGGTTACATTCGATTTTTGCAAGACGAGTACTCAAATCATTTAAAGCTGCACCAAGAGGAGCCGTTGCCTGTCCGACAATCTGAGAGGTCATAGCAGAACTCTTAAATGTGCTATTCTCCTCACGAAGTTTATCAATCTTGTTCTGCATTTCACGCATTTCAGCCGCACGCTGGCCGGCAAGAATCTGCTGGGTGCTATCCTTGATGGAATTTTGCAGATCACAAGTCTGACGTTGAGTTTCATATGCAACAGAAGCAAAGCCTCTTTCCTGACCAGTCGCAACACCGTTAATGGCATTTTGCAATGTGTTCGTTTGCTGACAGATCGCCAGACGGTTTTCGCAGCAACATGAAGCAATCTGTTGAGCGATCTGACAGTTACCCTGCTGGATAGCATTGATAATCTGCATTGAGCTTTGACCAACCTGATTTCCTACCTGTTGCACCTGTGACATCACCCCATTGATAGCATTCTGAACCTGACCGATTGAACAGTTCAAATTAGTAGCCAGATTGTTGATTGCCTGTCCGTTCCCCTGAATTGCACTCATAAGTAACTCCCTTCCTGCATCGTTGTTAATTAAGTTAGGGATACCGGCTCCGGCAAATCCGCCACCGTTTCCGCCATCTCCATTGTTTCCCCAGCCATTGCGTCCAAACAATGGGAACAGGAAGAACAGGAAGATTATCCACATGAACCATGATCCATCTCCACCAAATCCGTTGTTGTTCTTTCCTTGCATAGCAACCAACAAGTTGGGATCAATACCTTTCTGTTGCAATAATGGAGCAAGCATAGCCATCATTCCACTACCGCCACCGCTCCCGCCTGATTCCGGGAAAACGTAAGTCTTTGTTTCACTCATATTAATATACAATTATAACACGGTCAATATCAACCGCATCACAAAAGTATATAATAGAAACTGCGTAAATCAGAGCTCATTTTCAAGCGATTTGCGAATATTTTGCAGATATATTGCAATCATTTTGTTTGCCAGTTTACGGCTTTCAAAAGTAGATATAAGGTAGCGGATACTAGCGGATGTCTTGTGAAGCAAAGTCGCTATTTGTTCAGGGTATAGCCCGTATTCAGCGAGGAAGAATACTACAATAGAACGGGCGTCAACAACTTCAGTAACTTTACTTGATGAAAGGATCAATTCAGTAGAAACTTCAGTTTCTTTTCCAACAACATTTAGAATCTCGGCAAAAATCTCTGACTTACACATAGTAATTTAATTTTTTATTGTACTTTTGCCTTTGCCAATCAAACTTACGAAGATCTGAAGAACAAAAGCATGTATAGAAATGTTAAGGACATTATACCCCTGACACTATCTATGCATGCTTTTGTATGTTTAAAAGTTTGATTGGCGTCAACTTTTAGTGTCGGGGGTTCTTTTTTACTCTATCCCCCGAAAGAGCTACATTTGTTATGATAACCGGCCTTCTACTTTACCGGATAACTTAGTGCTTAATAATCATTTCGAGATGTTCCTCGATTTGATAAATAATCAATGTTTCATTTTAACCTCCTTTCTTATCTAGTATTTTAAACAAAAAAGATATATATTCATGAATCTCATTTGAGATATGTTTTCTCCTTGATTCAAATAGTTTATTTCTTTTCATATCACCACATAAATAAGTTATAACTAACTCCACCACCGACATACAATCCACCGGGATAACCGTATCCTACTTGCAGGCCAAGGCCCCATCGTTTGCGTTTCGGTTTAAGAGTGATGATTTCCTTTTCCCTGTACACCTCCATAAAGTCAAGGCTAGGCTTATAGCCGCTAACTACTGCCCGGTAATCATCGGTCTTATATTCCTTGCTTGTTATCGGTATAATCACCGGAACCGAATCGCCTTCTACGGCCCTGTCGGTAGTGGTATCTATCAGGATCGGTAAATATACCGTATCTGTTCGCTTCAGAGTTTCCACCGGTATGGGGATTGTGTCTCTTACTGCATCCCGGATTCTTACAGTGTCTCCTTTTACATAAACCGGCGAAGGATCGTGCGGATTACAACGCATCCACACGACCACACCTACAAGCAGGCAGACTAATATCCAAGGGAGAGATTTCATAGTGTCTCCTTACTTGCCCAAGCCGGACCCGACAACAAAACATTCAGATCTTCACCTTCGTAGGTAGGATAAGGATAGACCGGTTCCTGCGGAGTCTCTTCTTCGTCCAGTAACGGTAAGGTCATAACAGACGGGAAAAGAGTTTCGTAATGAACCAGTTTCATGATAACCTGAGTACCGTCAACGCTCTTTCGTGGGGTAAGGCGCAGTTCGTCGAGTACCTCTTGCGGTATCTCGTCCAGTTTCTCTGATGGGAATACAATGTATTTCATAAGCTTTACTGTTTAATTATCTATCAACTGATTTATATCTGTTCCCAAGTGACGGCGCCATCCTCATTGAAGATAATTCTCCTTCCTGCTATCTCAACCATTGCATGAGAGGTAGTACCTATTACTATCTGATTGCTATCAGTTATCTTAGCATTATAGCCTATCGCAATAGAATTGTTGATAGGGGCAGAAGCCTCCTTGGGGGATAGTTTAGCCGAATGTCCGATACAGATATTATTCTGACCATCAACATCATAATTGTTCATTGCATCCATTCCTATAGCGACATTCCCACCACCCTCCATGTACAATGCAGCATTAGCTCCGATCGCAACACAGTTAGTGTTATTACGTATACCAGCAGATGCCCCGACTGCGACACATTTTGTTTTAGCAAAACTTGAAGAGCCGCCACTCAATGATCTATGCCCTATAGCTACATTATCGGTAAAACTATTATTATTTGTCTGCCCCAGCGCATTTGTTCCAATTGCAACATTACGATCGCTTTCCTCTTTAACCTCTCCTAATGCAGCCTTTCCTATAGCTACATTATCCTCTCCTTTTTGTATATACCACGCTGCGTCAGAACCTATCGCTATATTTCTATCGCCTTCAACTAGACGAGCTAAGGGGAAGGTTCCTATCCCGATATTCCTTGTTCCATACTTCATAGAGCTTAACGATCTCTGACCTATTGCAATGTTGCGGGAGCCATTCTGATTCTTCGCAAGAGCATCGGTTGCACCTATCGCAACATTCCACCAACCTGTAATGTTATCTGCCATTGTGCCTCCTTCTACATTTTCGTAGTGCTTATTGCTGTCGGAATTAAGCTCTATCTCTATTGATGCCTCGTTCTCGGAAACAACTTTGCGAAGCTCCACTCCATGTATGCTGCCATCATATACCGACGAGGCGGTAATCTTAAGGTTACCACCATCCGCTATCATCCCAACATAAAATTTACCTAACGTGCCATTGTAGACATCGCATAATCCTCCATCACCGATACTTACACAAACATCCTTTTCATTTGTTCCGACTTTGGAATAACTTAATATCGCAACGTACTTATCGCCTTCGGTGGTAGCGTAGTTAAAAGTGAGAGAATCTGTATTGCCAGTAGTGTGTGTATAAACACCATCTGTATATATCCAATTATCTCCACTGCCAACAATCGAGTTGATAAGGTTGTCACTAAGATATAATTTTTTACTGATTTCTCTACGAACACAAGTTGAAATGCCTTCTATTTGAACACCATCATCAGGAGCCACAAACCCGTCAGATCCAACCTTAAGAAACTTCCCCGCATTGTTTATTCCTTGCTGTTTATCAACTTTATCATCTATTAATCCGGGCTCTGATTTGTATTCAACATTTGTAGGCTCATAACTTATTCCAGCCGAATTCACACAATAGACATATAAATAATTACAATCAGTAGGCAATACCACCTCAAATGGACGGTATTGAGTATTAATACTTGTATATCCGTCACAAGCATTAACAATTGAATCGGGTACGAAGTTATAATCCTTTACAGGTAACACGGAAGCTCCGTGAGACGTATCTATTGGTGTAATCATTATAGTTCTTCCTGCTACAACAGGAATAACCTTGTGCTTTGTCAATCCATAATTTCCATTAGTTCTGAAAACTAAATCACGACTTGTGATTAATCCGCTCTGATAATCATACAAATTCAAGTCGATTACTTGAGCTTCAACACCAGTAATCCCATAAATTTCCGAGTTTACCTCCTCAAAATTCCCATCTATCCCTTGCGCAATGACTCCCCATTTTTGTTCGGAGTCTTTTGCTATGTCAAATATCTTTTCCATATTATTCGTTTTTAATTAATGTTTCATTTGAAATTAAAGTTGAGTTGCTTAACATTGTCAAGTAGCTGGAGATAACTATGTTGATCTTCTGAGGAGATTTGGTGACCTTTCCGGTTATCTCGTAGGTTCCATTGTCTCCCGAAATGGATATGTCTGCGATGGCATTGGATGACACACCGACCAGCTTATCTGTTTCATTTGACAAGGTTATAGTGATAGTTACTGTACTACCTTCGGCAATGTATTCTCCTGGATTAACTGAGTAGGAGATTGAAGAGTAAGGGATGTTACTCTTTACAATCGGTCTAAACTCAACCATGTCTGGATAAAGAGTGCCTGCCTTGTACTTTCTCAATTGACGTTCAAGGAGGAACTCGGAGAGGCTGTAGGGGAAGAGCATGAGAGACCTAAGAGCGATTTTGGAGAATCTGCTATCACCATCTCTAATCGTTCCTAGCCACATGGAGTCACCATCAACACCGGAACCGGATACTATAGTCTCCCCGTTATAACTATATTTAGTTTGATAAGTAAATGATTCTTCGTTCAACTTATCGTTACTCATCAACGAGTTAACTGTGCCAAAAGAAAAGGTGCTAGAGCGAGAAGGATTTCGATTAAACGTCTGCTCTAAAATAAAAGCACCGTCATTACCAACTTTAGATTTAGAAACAATAGAGCCAGTTTCAGTACTTGTTACAGAATCACCATATAACCATTTACGAAGAGCACAAATAGTATAGTCCTTCAAAACAGGCAATCCGGTAGCCTTGCCGAAGTCGTTAATTCCGTCTAGGCAGAGAGCATTCTCGATGGTGGGGAGTATTTCTAATGTTAGATTACAATCATGTTCGAAAACACCATCAGTATTACCAATTCCTAAACTAGTAAATACTGTTGGCAATGTCATAGCATTTGTTACTTTATATGATTTAGGTATATCATAAATTCCATCTTCTTTTATATTATACATACTTATGGTGGTAGCATCAGATGTAGCAAGATATCTATAATATACATAAATATTATTATTTAAACCTGTAACTTTTAATTTAAAAGCAGGAGCTTCTCTATTAATACTAGAAATAACTCCATCATTTTTTAAATAAGTATATTGTAGAGCTGTGGCAGTATTTATATGTGTCAGATGAATTATATTTGGATTTAATGTGTATTCATAGTTTTTTATAGTTAGTGAATACCAAGTTTTATTAGCACCAAACACAACAGGATAACTATTGATACCACTCTCTCCTTCCCAACTGATATTATTCAACTGAATGTTGTGACCTCCTACAAAGTCAATCAACTGATCGTTAAACTCTGCGTGATTATCATTAGTGATACCCTGCTTCTTGATGTTACAGTACAACTGAGGCTTGATGATCTGTCCGGGACGATCCAAGTTGAAATAGGCGATGATCTGATTGATTTCGTCGGTAGTCAGGACTTTGTTGGCGATAAAGCCACCTGCGTAGGCAATTTTAATACATTTTTGAGGAACATTATCTGTATTAAGATATCCGGTAACTGAAAAATAATCAGCAACTCCAGCAGCAGCGACATAATTAGCATTAAAATCATTTTTATCTCCTAGAATATCATTGATAACAGTTACATTTCCTCTTTCATCAATATTTTTAGAAGTATATCCGCAAATATAATACTTGCCACCAATGCCATTACCAATGAAGCTATTTCTAATATATCTTCGACCGAATATATTCGTAGAAGCAGCTATATCGGAAATATAGTTAATTATGCTAATGACAGTACATTCCTTGCTATCTCCTATCATTTCGTCAACGGTCTTTTCGCTGACAATCATGTCGTCTACTCCGTCTGTACATAGCCAGCCTTCGAAGTCGGTTCCCGGTAATCCATACCCACTGCCCTCTGCAAATCCGAAGTTCAGCAGGCGCATGTTGTTCCCGTTGCCGGACAAGTCCTTCAAAACAGTCCGGTCGGGGTCGTCGTTGGACTTGCCCCAGGTGAAGATGGCCATCTTGACATGGTTGAGTAGTTCGGAGTCGATGTAGGGACGACCGGAACCGAAAGAAGCTCCCGGAACTCCTAAGCGTATCGCATTCATGCGAATAGGATCAAGCCCTATCGCATCAAGCTTAATTGGATTTAATCCTATTGCGTCCATTATTCTTCCGATTCAAAGATAGAAGCCTTTACCGGTTCTGTTTCACATTCGATTTTGAGATACTGTCCAGGGATACAACCGACAATCGGACGAGCAAAGTCTTTTGTGTAGTTTCTGCTGTCCACTGGAGAGTATTTCTGTCCATCATAGCTTATATACACCCAAAGCTTACCGCCTTTTTCAAATGTAATCTGCAATCCCACTTCCGCAGAATTTACCTGAACGGCATCGCTTACATAGTTCTTCTCACCCTTCGTAAAGGTTATAGATGTTTCTTTCATGATTATTCCTCCTCTTATTATGATTCAAATTTGATATCGTTAACTCTGTTCAGCCATCCGCGTTTGAACTTGTTGTTTGCAGGACGTTTCCGGCAGATGTCCTCTATGAAATCAAAGCGAGCAATCTTAATTCGATCAAACAGTTCGCGTGGATTCTTAGAATTAACTGCCGCTATAGTTTTTGGTCCGACAATTCCGTCCGGCATTACACCAACCAATTCCTGCGGAATCTTGATACCATGAACACCGGAGGCCCATATCCAATCAACTAAAATATTAGCGACCGACTGAGACTTGATCTCGTCTGCCTTCCATCTATCCCAGTACATAGTTTTCAATATCTCTGTCCATTCCTCCTTGGAAAGATTCTTTAGTCTCTCTATAGTCGGATTAGGATAGCCTTTCTTTTTACAATACGCCTCATAGGTAGCGATTGTTACTCCCATATTTGTTGCTCCTCCTAAGTCATCCGGATCATTAACGAAACCGCCTTCCCACTTTTGAATAAACGGTGCCAATTTCTTCACATCTGCCATATACTTTTCCTCCTATAATTATTTCCTTTGATTCAACTCATTATTTTCTTCTTGTATTATATCTCTGACATCTTCCTTGTCAACCTTGAACACCTTCTTCCCAAATACTCCCAGAGCACCAATTACATTTATATTGATCCCCTTTGGTTTCAATATATTTCCTACAATTGAGCATCCTTCGATGAAGCATACCAATAGGCAGGAATACACATCAATAGGATATTCATTGTGACTTGCCACGCTAATCATGCATACCATACAGACAAATGCGAAATAGGTAACCATCTTTCCCATGGTCGCACGAATTGCACGAGAAAAACGTACTTTCTCGCCCATCAACATACTTTTCCTTACCCCAAATGCAAGGTCACATAATATTACCGCACATGATACGATCAGCCAGGGAATCATGTTCTGAAGAGACTCAATAACGAAAGCACTTGCAATTGCTGCAAATCCGCCGGTAGTTGTATGTACTATAGCTTCTTTCATAGCAAACAGGTCAAGTAAACGGTTAGCAATGAAATTAACTCAATCCAGAACATCGACTTGCATGCCGTCAGGTCCCATATAAGGTTTCCTGACCAGTTCTTGGCTACAAACGTTATCGCGTAGATCAGAAATGCAGCCCATAGCAGCAGCCAATACCACGAATTGCATCCTACCCATAATTGAGAGAATACAAGAGACATCACCGCGCCAGCTATATGAGCTTTCTTGTGCGCTCCTCTAAAGTTTGGGGATACTCCCAACACGATCATTCCGACTACAGAAAGAAAGATCAGGAACTGACTGTTTTCTGTACTTGCATCCAGTGCGGCCGGAAGCAAAAGCAAAGACGGGAGAATCATGCATGCACCGAACCAATACCTGTTACTCAGAATGTAATAGGTATCGGAAATAGAATAAGGGATACCCTTTGTCTTGTAAATCATCACACCAACATAAGATGCAAAAACCAATAATGATAGTAGTGTCAAAATCATAGTTTTATCTGTTTATAATGAAAACTCTAGTTTATTCGGATAACCGGTCTTGTAGTTGTAAGATTCGACCTCCTCTTTAGTCTGCAATCCTCGAACTGCCGCGATATGCTGCTGAGTTACATTGTAGCAATCAAGAGCATACAGCTCTAACGAGTTAAGCATAAGGAGAGCGCTTGATATAGGTATCGTATACTTTACCGCATCAAACCATAAAACCGTATCCAGTCTTCCGGCCTGCTTCTCAATATTGATTGAGTTAACAAGACCTACGCGGTCCTCTTTGTTTAACCACATATCTTTGCCGGCAAGGGTGAAAGAGTTTACTGCGTCTGACTTGTCATAAGCATTAATGTCCGCTATCTTCTTCTCTTTTAGTTCATCAAGGGTATACTCATGATCAACCAATACGGGATAGCCGCTTTCGCTCTCCTTTATTTCCTTTCCGGATGACTGACCGTTCAGCAGCTCCTGCCAATACTCCTCCGTTATCTCTACTGAGCCTTCTTGCAGCTCATCGTAGAATCCTTGTTTCCAATATTTTGCCATAATATTATTTATTTCCAACTCCCAACGGCTATCCAATAAAAAGGATTAGTTCCCGCGCCAGTACCATTACTATCCCCAACGGTATATCTACTACGAACTCTGAAGCTGCTTGTACCCGTCGATATTACAAGGCCGGCAACAACATTCATACCGTTACCCGGTTCATAGTAGGTAATCACAGGAGCATAATTGGCATTATAAAATGATAGCGGCAAATATACATAAGTATTATTACTGGAACTTGATATGTATCCCCACTGAATTAAGAACCCATTGTTAAATTTAGCATATCCATTCTTACCTAACGATACAGTCATAGCATTAGACAAATCTGCCTTTGCCAAATTGGGAATCATGTTTAGCAATTCTACAACTCTATCCCCTGTAAATCCGCTATTATAATCACTCATGCAAACTCTTTTTTAATCACATTAAACGTACTTCCATCCGACAGTAAGAAACGACCTTCAGCAACAGCAAACGCCTGCCTCTTTCCTATTTGCGAGATGGTAGTGGAGACAGATGCCTGTACTCCACTATTAGTTGTCCTAAACACAACAGTCTGCTCCCTGTCGAGTCCTTCATTGGCAACATCGCTTGATGCGCTTGCGGTCCCATTGGAACCGGGAGTGATAACGATGTTGCCTTCTCCTTCTTTCCAAGGAATCTGTATGCTCATTACGCAGCAGTCCAAGAAGTGTTAGACGCAACATTAACGGATACAGCAGATCCACTCTGAGGAATAGTAATTTCCGTCGGAGAAACAGACAATGTAGCATCACCGGCAGCCTGTTTGATAGCAATCTGAGCAGCTTGTCCGCCATTGGCCGTCACCTTTAAGGTTCTAACGACCTCTTCGATAGTATCATTTTTAGGAAATTCCAATTCAATAGAAAAGGGAAACTCTGCGGTAGCCCCTGGATCACCAGAAATAGTAGCCGCATTGTTAGTCTGCGTTCCATTAGCATTATACTTTGCAGGCAAGGTAACATCAACTACACTCCCCGCCCATGCAAACGTCAATTTCGAAGAGTTTGTTTTACCCTCTACGGTCACAGTACCCGCTGTCTTGGGAGCAGACATTTCCGAACCGTTATCAAAAGAAGCAAACTCAGATTTCGGAGATTGAGTCACCTTATAAGTTGAAGGAGTGGAAACACCAACACCGGTAACCGTTACTGTACCAGTACGAGCTGTACGCCCAGTATGAGCGTCCGCGCTATTCGCAATTGTTCCGTTACCAGATCCGGTAGACGGATTTAATTTTAACCAACTAGGTTTTGCCATAATACAACATTTAAATAAAACAATTCAATTAACTATATCATTCTTCCTGTACAGCCTGCCATACTACATTGGACAACACATCGACGTTATCCAAAAAGTTATTCGAAGGCATCAGCCATATATATTCAGGGTCCACCTTTAAATAAGCCTGCTTACCAACATCACAGACAACTCCTATCGACACCTTCATGCCCGTTGCCGAAGCGGAAACCTTCATCTCATCAGCCTTGACCGATACATTTCCAATGCCCTTAATCGCCTCTATATGTACAGATATGCATCCCATGTCACACCGTCTTTATGCCAGTATTTATCTTGTCGATCTCTACTCTTGTACCGATTTCGTAATCAGAGTCTGGGAGATAAGCCGTAGTCTCAAGCCATATTTCACCCGTACCGATTATCTTTGTGTCTATGTAGCAGGTGTAGCTATTCTCATTGACGCGGATCATCTCAGACTTCTTTATTATCTGTGACGCATTCGAACAGTAATAGACAAAGAAGCGGCATGAGAAGTCTATATCGTCCATCGTCAATCCAGAAGGAAGGTCGATGGAGATGACTGCTTTGATTATCGTTCCTTTTACTCGCATGCTGACAGAGCATTAATAACAGACAATCGATCAATAGCCCGAACAAAAAGCTCTGCATATTTCTTTAAAGATTCCGCTTGTTCTGGAGTTAAATCGACCACGCCATTAAGATAGATTTTTCTTGCTATTTCTAACTCACCAATATCACCTGTCTTTTGAAATATTGCATTGCCAAAAACATTGCTGTAATCGACGGTACTCTTATTCCCTTCGATATCCTCTACTTCGATTGTTCTAAAGTCTATTTTCATAAGCTTTTATATTTATATTCTATTTCTTCCTATAATAGCTACGCAGGACCAGGAGTCACCATAATTTCCATCTTTATGGAATGTTCTTACATGAAAGTAGTTATGATTAACATCTGATACAGAAGCAATACTCCATACCCCGTGAATAGCTGTCGCAATAGGAATATATTCGCTACCAGCATTATGCTCAATAACATAATCTCCTGCACCATTGCGATATGCCCTTGAAACTGTACACCCATTACCCCATGAACGTGATATATTACCATTTCCATCAATTATACCTGCCCAAAGGACTCCCGGAGCATTCCATATATCACCGGATCGTTGGTAGAATTGATGCTGTCCCGCACTTTTTATAGCATATCCATAATTCTTTTCGCCACCATTTGCGACAATATCCAATCCGTTTCCTGAGCCATAAACACTTAACGAAAAGATACTACCCGAATCATTACGAGCAGATATCAATGAACTATATTTATTTTCATTTATTCTTAAAAATTTTGTACCAGACATATTAAGTAGAATATTAGCATCATTTTGTGATGTTATAGCTAATCCTGTTGCTGTAACATCCCATTCTCCAATTTTAGCTCCAGATGTTACCACTAAGTTTTCAGTATTGATATTTTTTGCATCAATCATAGGTACACCGTCCACTTCTTTAAATAAAGCGATATCTTTACCAGTATTGGTACGGATTACGGTACTATTCGAAGTCAACACCAGCTTTCCGTTAGCTGTGTTTATTCCACCCTCAGCAGTTAATTCAAAACCTGTCTGATTGTGTTTTATAGCACCTTCAGTTATCATCCATCCCTGCGTCTTTTCAAGATTACCAACAAATATCCCGGAAGTACCAAGCACATCTATAGTCGCATTCTGGGCCAGCAATACGTTTGTCGCAACATTAATAAATTCATTGAATTCATCCCATTTAGTAGAATCAAACGTAGAAGTAGATGTATGAGTTACCTTACAGAGTTTGTTATTACCATTATAGATGACAGTATCGACAAACGCATCATTATGGTAATATTCAGTATTTGGCTTCCATTCGCCACGAGGACGAAGTATAGCTCCCGGAAGGCCGGTCTTTCCTTGTCCGCCCGTCAAGCAAGCCGGACTGCTTTCATATGTCGTATTGTCAGTATAAGTAACCTTAGTTTTAGTCCATATGTATTTACCGTCCTCCCACTTAGGAGCGGTCGTAGACCAAGAACCACCGACAAGAGAGCTGGAGGAAGTCGATAGGTAATAAAATACCTCGAAAGATTTTACCCCTTTACCGGATGGACCGGCACTTCCTGTCACACAGACCGGATCGCTCGTCCAAGTTGTATTATCGGTATAAGTGACAACCGTTCGCGTCCACATAAATTTACCATCTGTCCAGCTTGGTACATTATACGACCATGATCCGCCTGCCGGCGTGCTATAGGACGTAGACAGGTAATATTGTTCTCTGTAACTCTTTACTCCTATACCCGTTTCTCCCTTCGCTCCTGTGGCGCAGATAGCATCCGTAGTAGTCGATGAGCCATCTGTATAGGTGATAACTGATCTGGTCCATATATATTTCCCATTTACCCAAGCAGGTGCACTTGTAGACCATGAACCACCAACCAAAGAACTAGAGGAAGTCGAGAGATAGTATTGTTCAACGATACTAGTTACCCCCCTTCCATCTTCTCCGTTGGTTCCATTAGCCCCCTTTGAACCGGTAATACAAGCAGGGTCTGTTTCCGTTGTCGAACCATCAGTATAAATCACTCTCGTTTTACTCCACATGTATTTCCCATTTACCCATGCCGGAGCGGTAGTTGACCATGAACCACCTGTTAAGGTACTGGAGGAAGTCGAAAGATAGTAAAGCACATCTACATCTTGTACCCCTACACCATCTTTACCATCTGCTCCATCTTCGCCTTTAATCTTTTGCCATTTATAGTCAGAAAAAACACTACTATCCGACTGAACAAAGTCAACATATTGACCTATCCATGCACCAGGAGTCTCACCATTATTTGCAGTAAATGTTTTTCCATCATTAGAGTATTTTATATGCAAATAGCTGGTACGACCATCTTCGCCATTTACTCCAGGAATACCCTGAGTTCCATTTTCTCCCTGAATTCCCTGAAATCTAGCCCACGTATATTTAGATGGATCAGTACTATTTGCTTGTACAAAATCTACATACGTTCCAATATATACATCAGGAGTATCCTTCATTTGAGACGAAGTAGGATTTTGTACAGGAGAATACTTAACGTGAAAATATGAAGTACGACCGTCCGCACCATCCTTTCCCGGAATTCCATCTTTTCCCGGAGTACCCGGGTCTCCCTTAGATACTTCTTTCAACCAATCCGTAGAAGAGTCAGACGGTTCCTGCGTAGTACTAGGTTCAATACATATCCATGTGCTGCCATTATGGGTAACTTCATCGTAATACCAATACTTTCCAGCCTTCCATTCCCCCTTAAATGCGGGGACAAGGACTTCCGTAGTACCATCCTGCGAAAGTTGTTTAATCGTACCGGTCATATATACGTTGCGAAGGTATGCACTGTATCCGGACAAATCCAATCCTGAAATGACCAGATTAGACAAGTCCCCCAGTTGCATCATGACCATAGAAGAGGTAATCTCCCAGTTATTTACTCCTGCGAGATAGCGTTTATAGTCCTTTGTAGAATAAGCAGATTTCTGGCGTTCCGCATTCGTGAAATTGCCATATGCCACAAAATGCATAGCCTTCTGAGGATGATATGAATAGCCGCTTCTGAGAGTATATTTAAACTCCGAATTGCTTATCTTTTGAGTTATGCGGAAATAAGAAGTCTGGAATCCTGTACTGTTGTTGAATATACCCTTGCAAATGTCATCCACCGCAAGGTTTGCAACTTCTCCCGGTTCCAGCTTCAAAGTCAGAGTCTGAGAGGATTCATTTACGGATTCAATAATGCCACCACCGGGAGCAAGCCAGTCTTCTCCCGAAGTTATCGACACGCGGTTGTAGCGAAGTTCCGGAACCTCAAGAAAGTCTCGGAGATGAAGCGATTTCGCATCGATATGCCCATCGGGAGTAATCATCCAACCGATGAGATTCTGCACGTAGTCTTTTGATGATATTTCCTTTGAGAAAGTTGCGTCCTCAGCAACTAGTTTTTGGATAACGGCTTTGATTTTTACGTCAATGCCAGCCAAGAAGGTAATTAATCCTTTAGCAGAATCTGGATCGACTTTACTTAAATACTTATCATCAGCTCCTTCCTCTGTAGATATTTTATGAAGCTTAAAATGCTTTCTACCATCTTCTGTAGATATTGTATCATCTTTAACTAATATATAAATATCCTCTTCTCCTTCAATTGATATAACCTGACCATCATATGGAACATAAGGCTCTGCATCTGTATTACGGGCATAGCTTTCCGCATCCTCTTTGGATTTCCATGTATCCGTACTATCAATAGGTCTTGAAGTGGTACGTCTATATTGTTTTTCAAATGATACTCCATTGATCTTAACCATAAATTACACTGTTTTAAAGGTAAACGTGTTACTATCATTCATTGTCTCTGTCTGAATAATCCACATTTTATAATTGGCTGCAGTACTTCCATTAGCTCCTTCTACTGATATGGTAGTAGGGCCACTAACAATACCTGTATCTTCCATGATATTTCCGGGAGATGTAGGGACGGATAACTCACTTAACGTCCCTTCCGGCAGACAAATTGCGATCATTTTCCATGCGTTTACATCAAACTTATATGTTCCCGCCCCCTTATATAGTCCACTTGATCCCAATGCACGTACTTCAGCAGAAGTCTTAGGAATGGAAGAACATATGCCGGCAAACCATTTGCGTCTAACATTTACGCTGATTGTGTCTTTAATCTCTTGTCTTGGCAATGTGCCGTCTTCACTAGCAGTATAGATGACCGTAGCTTTATATGTTTCATTCTGACTATAAGTACCCTCCAGTTGTCTAACCGCAGTTTGAATGCCGCCAACTTCTTCAGAGAAATTTAACTTGTTATTCGGATTTTCGTCATAATATGCAGATTCCATTGGTCCTTGTCCATTCCGGGATGCAGTATATGTAATATAGCCTTTGCTTGTACCAAACTCAACATCATTTGCTGTTGAGATCTTGCTTCTCAATTCTCCCACTGATTTCTGAGACAGCATTCTAATAAATGCATCCACCACTGTAGTGCCTTCCAGAATAACATCACCAGCCTTGAAATATCCCGCCTTATCCACAGTCACTTCTACGTTTTTTGTAAACTTAGCGGTTCCTTCGCCTGTACCAGTAGACGATCCGCCGCTACTGATTATTTGTTGCTTAATCCTTTCTTTACGGTAAGTAAGAGAATCAATCTTACTTTCCAGTTCTCCCAACTTGGAATAAGGAGCTGTCTCCCCGACAGTATACACCAGAGAATCATACGGTACATCCAAAGGATATTCATAGCCAATTATTCGCGATATCCTTCCTTCCTCAAAATAGGCTTTATTGATCAGGTTTACTTTTTGACCAATAGAGAACTTCTTCGCGAATGAAGGATCATACATGCCGGTGTCCGGGTCAACACCATAGATGTAATCCGGCATCATCGTATTGTCATAAGTAGATGGGTCCTGCTTTAATTCGTTGATATATTCCTTTGCCCTTTCTTCAACTTCTTTCTCCGCATCAGGAATAAGCTTATCGGATACAAATTGAGGATCGTACCCATATAGAATATACGTATCACCGCTAGTGGGATGCAATATGTCATCTGGGAGCATACGCCCATAATCATCATTGCGCTTTACTTCATATACCTGTGCCCTTGGATTCCATGTGCCATCTTCAAGGCGTTCAGGCTGATACGTATCAGACGATGAGTCATAAGGATTAAATATAACTTCAAAATCCATGCCAGCCAAGGGACCGGATTGGAATGCTACGCGTAATTCCTCTCCTGGTAGTTGATAACTTTCAGAGAAATGAAAGCCTAAGTCCGCATCCTTAAATCTCCATGCAGCCCATTTCGATTCGGTCTTGCTTCCATCCGGATTATCTGTAGTATCAGTATATGAATGCGTATATACATCTCCGATTGCCCCTATACGACTTGGATAAATATCGTCAAAAACAACAATCTGCTCAATAGCTTCCTCTGTATACATGTCGGGGTATGCGTCAATGTATGGAACTCCCTCCGGCATCATCAAATGCTTGGTTACAATACCTTCAACCGTTAATAGCGTTTTATCATCTGAAAAATAGCTTATAGGAATTCGGCTTTTTATAATATTGTTGATGGTATACATATTCCCGGCGGATACACTAACTCCTTCGGGAAGACGCAAAACATTTGCTGCTTCCCCTATCTGAAAATCGGGATTATATATCGCATCAAATGTCTGACCTTCATTGGGTCCCGTAGTGAATGTCACAGAGGCATTTGCCGACTTAGCTACATTCTCAATAGTAATATCCCCAGATGAACCGGCAAGTATCATCATTAAAGAAGAAATTGAACCTGGTAGTTGGAAGACAATATATAACTTCAAATCAGTAGCCCCACGCTCAATATTTATCTCTTTATTTAGGACAACTTTATCTGTCAGTTCTTTTTCCTGATTGTCATATATAGTGCGTACGTTTCCTCCAATACCATAACTCTTCTCTACATCATTGATTTTATATCGAAGCTGCCATCTCCAGCTATATATTCCTGATGGTAAATATTCCCTCTCCACAGATGAACCGGCTGGAGGGACTATTGTTCCTATATTAAACGAAGCACCTTCACTCTTTATTGCATAAGTTCCCCCGGCTGGATTGTTTGATAAAGATTCATAATTCAGATCATTCAACCCGGCTTTGACATATCCACTTGTCCGCACAGATGCCTTAAACTTATCTCCTATCTGGTCATCGGTAGGAAAATAGTCTATATTAAGCACTCGTGATGTATCAGAAATATCACGCCCATTTACCTTCTTAACATCGAATACCAGTTTTTTACGATACGTCTGTGGAATATTTCGCGTAGAACCGAAAGCATATATTCTAGTTGCATAAGAAGTCTGACTGTCACTCCGATTCATTGCACTAACATTAACACCAATCTCAAAATCGACCGGATCACCATGTTCGCAACGACCAAAACGGATTACATCTTTCTCTATCCACCATTCGCATTCAAATGTTTGAGACATTTGAGAAAGAGCGTCTAGCATGTTCATGTTATCATATGAAATCAGCTTGGATGAATCATCCACAGAATCGTCAATTTTGCATGTAAATGCTTTCCCTTTATACTGATAGCCTAACACTTCTAGATTTTTCAAGAACACATCCATGTGAACCTTTAGTGTATCGCTCAAATTCCAGCTAGCTTCTCTTCCACTACTTTGAGGAGTATAGAAGAACCTCTTATTTTTCCACTTCCAATAGTAAGCATCAAGCTTTAATTCGTAGTCATATCCCCCGGTAGTAGTATTGTAAGTAGGTTTATATAAGTCTACAAGCTCAAACAAACCAATATTCTCGTCATCAATGTAATCCCCAAGCTGAAAGTAGACAGGTTCAGCTAATGAGAACTTGAGAGTAATGTAATCAGAACTCATTAGCTGGAACTTTCTTTTACTACCTTCGTTGATAGGAGTAGAAAGACGGATGTTGCCGGATATGTCTTTGATGTCTACTAATTCTGCCATATCACAAAGTTCGTTGATAGAAACATCAAAACATAAAATCCGGCAACTCTATAAACCACAATTCGCCAATTGTGGTAACTTTATTCCCTATTCGCTGGATTCGGCTCGTTCAGCTTAACCGAAATCTTTGAAAACGTCCTTGCGATATTGAAAGCGAAAGATTGAGAGCGGAGGTAGTATAAGTGATATACCTCTTCGCCTAGTTCCGGAACTTTGACTGCAAATTCCCCTTTTGTTATTTCGTCTAAGAATGCCTTATATTTGGCAATATAGTCAGAAGGGGAAGCTCCTTTTAGCGTAAAGGTAAGAGTCAGGTCCCGTTCGTCAACCTTTCTGTTTTCGATTATAACCCTTTTCCCGTCCTGCAGGCGTGATTTGTTTTCAATCACATCTTTCATCGGAAGTGGAGCGTAAATAGCTTCTATGAACCCGTCTCCCATATTGACTCCCCACGTCGTATAGGCGTCCTTGTTATTGATTAGTAGGTCTCCTGTCATAATATTACTTTTTTGATAATCCATTAGTATTTCGCTTGACTTCTGCAATATCAGCCGCCATCTGCTGGATAGGCTTCACCATGACGTTAGTATTGTCACGAATGTCTGTTATAGCCTCGTAAGAAAGCCGTATCAAATCCCTTGTCTCGCTAGCAATGTCCTTTATACCAGATGAGTTTGCACTAATAGTCAACATTCCTGCTTTAAGTTCAAGGATGGACATTGTTTGAAGCTGGTTTTGATTCTTGATTTCTTCACCGGCAATCTGAAGAGCAGTGAAGCGACCGTTCAACTCGTCAGCAGAATCCTGAGACATTGTAGCAAAGCCTTTCTTGGAAGATTCCTGGGAAGTAGATGTGCCGCCACCGCCTACGATCTGCTCCCATGCCTTTCTGTCTTCAAGAGCACCATTTACAATAGTATCCCACCCTTCTCTTAAGTCTTTAATATCAGAAGAGGTGATACCTCCCTCTTTGCCCATGGCCTCAGAAAAGGATTCATACCATTTTCTTAATTCATCTTCATATCCCTTCGCGAACATTTGAGTGAATACAGCCTTTCGCATATACTCTCCAAAATTATCAGCAAAGTCTTTGGATGAAGCATCCATGTCCATGAGAGTATCTATGAAGTTGTCAAACAGACTATCGAATGACGTCTGAGTCAATTGTTCTTGAACGGCTTTCTGAATATCTTCTATTCTCTCTCCACCTTCAATAATCTTATTGAGGTAGTTTTGAACATCTCCATCCAACTTAGACCAAAATCCAGGAGCTTCCTCTTTTAACTTTTCAAGCTGTTCAGCCGTCAAGTTAAAGAGACCGGAAAGTCTTCCTCCTATAAAATCCGGATCTTTGCCGATTGACTTAGCAAACTCGTCCCATTGATCCCATAATTCCTGACTCATGCTATTGCGAATACGAACACCAATAGAGTGGGAACCGGCAGATGCGCCAGATTGCAATCGTTCTCTTCCTAATATTTTATAAGACTCAATGCTTTTGTTTGCTATTTCAATAGCTTCATCTCCCGCTTTAGCAGCTTCGGGACCATAAGACATATCTATGTATTCTTTTTTCTTATCAATTAACTCATCCCATATTTCATTTAACTTGTTATACTCATCAACCATTTCATTGTAACGAGAATAGTCAGCACCACCAAAACCGAATAATCCGGCAATAGTATTCCCAACGCCCGCCAAAACGCTAACTGCACCTGTGATAGCACTAAAAGGTTTGGTTAAGTCTATTCGTTCCAGCCCACTCATTACTTGCCCGATACCATCCAAAGTCTTACTTATGGCTTCTGGAACCTTCACCCCAAAGTTTTCAAGCATTCCAACAACGTCATTGCCTGCATTTACAACCTCCATGCCTTTTTGCCCGATAGAATTTGCTGCTTGAGTTAACTTTGACAAAGCTTTTTGTCTGTCAGATTGAGCAGCGGCCAAGTTATTTTCTGCTTGGGTAAGAGTCAGTAATCTAGTAGTTAATTTCCCGTTCTCATCGGTATATACTTTAGTTATTACCTCTCCTCCCTGAATAACAGTATTTAGATCCTCTTGAGCCTTGATTACCGCAGATGTAGCATTACGATAATTATCTGCACTATTTTTCAGTTCTCCCAAGGGATTACGTACTGTTATTTTTAGATCAATTTCTTTGAAGGCATCTTGCAACGCTTTAAGATCAGTAGGTTTTATATCTTTAGCTGCTTTATTTATAACCTCTTTCAGGTTATCACGCATCTTAACCAGTGCCTCAGTAGACTGAGCATCAAGGTTTCCGAATATGTTTGCAAAATTGATAGATGATTTTAGTTCTTCAAAGCTAACTTCCTTCAGTTTATTTTCCTTCTCTTTTTCCAAGGACTTCTTAGCGCCCTTGGTGGTAGCTTCACTGATTTTAAGGTTATATTCTTCGTTTATGGCAGCTTTTTTTTGTTGAAATGTACCATATTCTTTAAGATATTCATTCCAGTATTTCATTTCTTCCTGATAAGGATAAATATCTTGCCGTAAAATGGTATTATTTATAATTTTATCAAAAGCAGATGTATCAACTTTCACAGCAGATGCATCAAACGTTCTCTTCTTATAGTTCTTAGTCTGCTTCGCCCGCAAATTTTCCTGTTCATCAAAAGCCTTTCGCTGAAGCTCGATCTCCGTCCGGATATAATCTTCCCGCTGACGTTCTAAGTCTTGTATCTCCTTCTTGTTGTCCAATTCACGCTGTGCACGAATCTTGGCTTCTCCTTCTGCCATAGCGTCAATACGAGACTGGGTAAGTTGATTCTCCAGATCTTGTTCCTTGCGCTTCCTTTCGGTTGTTTGCTTGTCTAATAGTTCGGAGATTTTCTTTTGCTGGTCTACGATGGAGTTATACTCCTTGGTTAACCCTTTATCATCATATAGTTTAAGCTTTTCTTCTGCTTCTGTTTTCTGCTTTATGAGAGCATTATATTGTTTTACAACTTCTTCTGGAACCCCGTTAGTATTTCCCGATTTTAAGGTTTTAAGATATGTATCTTTTATTTGTTTTAATGCCGTATCAGCTAATTGTACTTGCTGTTGCCAATAATCATAGGTTCCTTCCTTTGGCTGAGGAAACAATTTATCAACGTCTATCGAATTTATAAACTCTCCTAAGTTTCCTTTTAACTTACTGACATTATTGTTTATGTCCGAATATATTCTAGCTTGTTCTTCAAGATTTTTATTTGCCTCAGTAAATTCTCTTTGTGCTGCATTTTTCTCTCTTAAAGAGGAATAAGTATCACTTTCATTTTTCTGAGCAGCAAACAATCTCTTATTTGCTTCCTCAACTCTCTTATTGGCCTCTTTTAAGGTCTTTGTTTGATTTCTTAATTTTATTTCTTGATCCACTATTTGATTTGAAATATCTTTAGCTCTATCCATATAACTTTGATATATAGATCTCTGCATCATTTCTTTGCCTAATGCCCTATATGCAATTGATAATTTATCGATATCAATCTTTTCCTCATTTATAACATTGGCATATTGAGGATATTTAGAAATCCATTCATTAATTGAAGCTGTTCTCTCTTTTAATAAAGTTGAAGCACTTTTAAGTTTAGTATATAATAAATCCAATTCGAGTCTTTCTTTTATCGAATCTTGAATACCCTTTTTTCTAGCGGCAGCTAATTCTTGTTCAGCAGTAGAAAGATCCAATACATAATTTTTCCCTCTCACAAGTTCTTTTCCCCAGTTGATTATCTCCTTCCCATACACAGAAAGCAGAGTTAATCCAACAACAAGAGCAGTCTGCCAGCTAATAAGAGACTTTGTCAGTTGCTGCCAAACTGGAGCAACAGCCTTGACATCTTTATTTCCTGCAGCTAATTCAGCCTTAAATGCAGCATATTCTTTTCTTGCTTTAGCAATCTCATCTACAAGAATAGGAAGGTTGTTTGAGATTGCAAGGAAAAAGGTATTTGCATTGATAGCCAAAGATGGCAATTCACGAGCCACCTGCTGTACAGAGAAGCCGAGCCCATTCCATGCACTTGCATAATTACCTACATTTCTTTGAAATCTGCCAGAAGCTTGTTCAGCCGCACTCAATTCCTTCTGAACATTTGCGATTTGGGCCAACAATGCCTTACCAGCATCACCGTTTCTTCGCGTTCTTCCGAGGTCATCATAATCCTTAGTCAATAGGATTATTTGCTTTCTGAGAGCAGTTATACTACCCTCTTCGGCTTTGCTCTGAATTATCTGATCCTTCTGTGCCTTAATTGTTTTTCTGACAGCTTCCTCTTCAACTAATCTTTGTGCTGCCAGTTGCTGCACCTGTCTTAATATTCCAATTCCGGAAGTACCTGTTTTCTCTGAATCAGCAAGAGCAACAAAGCTTTTCTTTAATTGTTTTATCTGCTTATCCGTTTCTATTACGGCTTCTGTATTAGCCACAATCCATTTATTTGTGGATTGCAATGCAGCTGTTTCTTCCTTTGCCTTTTTGACTGCATCATTGGAAGAATCAATGTCATGCTTCAGCTTTTGGATTTGAAGGTATTTGTTTTCATACTCTTCTAATTTTTTAGTAGCCGCCGCTATCTCTTTCTCTAATTGTTTTATAGCCGCATCACTATTGGGTATCCCTGCAACAGCAATTAGAGACTTCTTCAATTTATCTATTTCTTGACGCAGTTTTATAATGTCTTCGACATTAACATCTGCGGTAAATTTCATTCCTGCCATGTGACTTTTACGTTTTCGTTACCAAATGATTCCTTTAACTCTTTCTCCACGGTTAGGCTTGCCGAATCCAGAACGTCAAAACCCTTGCTAGAAACAAAGCTCGCATACTCCATTCCATCGGCGAACACAACACCGTTTTTGGGTAGTTTCCCATATATAAGCAAGTTCTCTGTCTTGCCTTTGGCCCCCGCATGTTCGCTATCTGCCGGAACATATAGATAAACGATATTCCCATCACGAACTACAGCAGCCCCCGGAGCATTACGAAGATTCCACGTATGGTTCTTATAAGTCATCTTGCTACTCACATTTCTTTCCTTTTGAGTGTCAACTGCATTATGCGCCGCTTCCTTCATAAGCTCATTTGCATACTCCTCCACCTCTTCAACAAACTCGTCCAGTCCCGACAAATCAATCGTTACTTCCATTACTCATCAAATTTCATATTTTCACCAAAGAAATCCTTATCAGATACTTCCTTAAGTACCTCCCCATCGTATACAGCGTGCAACTTATCTTTTTGCATGATGATCAAATTGCGATATGGGATTTTATAAACGACTTCATCATAAGACAAATGAAGGCTATCCATGAACGACGCAATTTGCCCCAACATACAATCATTGCCTATAACCTCTGTTTTGCTGTTAGATTTGCTACGTTCTTCGCTAAACCTAACAGCATCGTAAAATTTTTCACATCTATCAGAGAGTAAGCCGCTGTAAGACCGGATAATACTTCTTCTAAGGTTCCATGAGCCAATTCTTCAGATAATGAATCATTTCCATCTATAAACCAAGAAAGTGCGCTAGAAGCGACAGAAATGTCTTTCAATGAAGATATAACACCCGCGATATCCTTGTTGTCATCAAGGACTGCAAGATATGCCGAAGCACCGGCTATTTTATGTATTGTAGGCGGATTTACACGGTACATTTTCCCATTTACAATGATCGGAATGAAATCCCTTCCTGTGATAGCTTCTGATATAAGTATGGCAGCTTTATTCATAATGATATTTATTAAAAAAGGGTGAGATACATAAACCCTCACCCCTCACCACTTTATAATATAGATAATGTCTCTGCTGATCGCGAAGCATCTTCCTTCCCAGGCCTCTCATAGTTAACAGCAGTTCCAGCGTTCACCCGCTTTGACTTAGTCGTAGAACTATTCAAATTGAGAGAAGTATCAGAAGACATGGATGCGATATTGTCAGCAGTTCATGCAGCTTCTACTTTTTCTCCGTCGAACATATAGTCACTCTTCACGCCGGAGCTAGGATTTTCCATAGCAACAGCTGTTACTCCCAAGCCGATATTTTTTTCCACAGCATTTCCCTTAGCAATGACCGCAGCATTGGTGAATACAATATAGTTTCCAGTCTTCGTCTGTCCAACAATGGCTTTATTAATAATCCCCGGAGTATCAGAAGCGGCCCATCCTGCATCTGTATCAACTTTTTCTCCGCCTTGCAGATCTACCTTGTCATCAAAGGAGAAAACTCCCATAGTGAAGGCAATTGTTTTAGCCCCTTTTTGCGTCACATCACGATAATAGATGCTACCATTCAACTCGTTAATATAGTCGGTATAGGTAGGATCATCCTCCGTATACGCCCAAGTATCTTGATGAGAGTTCTCAACTTCTGTAGCAGTACCTAACCAAGTTTTAAGGCTAGTTTTAGTTACAGCAGAAGTAATAACATCACCGTACCAAATCTTTTTAATTCCTATAAACGGTTTCATATCTTTTTAATTTACGTTTAATACTTCAAATAATAATTTCACATTCACATAGTAACAACATAACTCTTTATCTTCCTCTATTCCGGTAGTTTCAGAAGAATACCGATACCATGAACCGTCATATTGCCCTACAACTCCATCTTTGAACATTTCTTTAGCCTTCCTTTCCAGTTCATTCAAGCGAACAAGATCAGCCTTCCCCGACCTTGATAAAGGAACGCAAAGATTAACTTCAACGTATCCCTTCTCCCAATAAGTATTGGGCTGTTGAGTTTTGGGATAAACTACAATCCTTTCAGTATTTACCTTACCTTCAGGTATATTACCTCTCTGGTATACTTCGGATATCTCAAAAGCCTTGCAATCCTTAAATATTATGTTCGCGATGTCTGTTGTTGCAATCATATCCAAATATCACATCTACCTTTAAACTCTTCCGAATAGCATTCGGCGTTTTTCTTTACCTCTCCTTCTCCCACAGTCCTTTCATCAGAATCCAAGCATCTCACGTGACTTCCTAAGGGAATCTTTTCTTCCTCGTAAACCACATGATAGTTATAAACCCAACGCTCACCATTAACCGACACTTCCTTCTGCTGTGAATTGTCGTGGCAGAAGCATTCAGCTACATCCTGCCAAGATTCTCCACCGGTTCCTGTAATTAAACGCCCATACTCGTCATTCTCTTCCGGAGTAATAACTTGTATTTGCAATTTATGTGGAGTTTCTTCTAGCATATTACCAAATATTAGATGCGTCTTTAATGATACTTATTCCAACCAAAGCTGCCGTATCGTCATTAGGAGTTATGCCATACATCTTAAACATATATTTTGCATAGTTCAACAGTGTATCAGCCCCCCAAGACTTAGAGAACCCATTCTCTGAGACAGAAGTAGGATGAGTAAGGATTTTATCCATAAACTTATCCACCGAACCGGATATCTTCACTTTTGTACTAATGTCCACATCGGAGCTCGGATCAATTCCCAGCCCCAACGCGAACTTTTCTACTCCAGCATCTGATATGTCACCAAGCGGAGAAAAACATTGCTTTATGTAGTCACCTGCTGTCACGATTCAACAGTCAATGAGTAGATACCGTTAATTTCAGTGATGACCGGCAAAGACAATGACTGAGCTTTAGTAAACTCAACACCGTTTGAATTGTCAGTCTCACCCTTACCCCATTGAGATACCCGGATTCTTCCGTAGTTTGAGTAAGTAACACCACGCTCTTGCCTCAATTCATTATCTGCATAAGCATTCTTGATAACTCCAAGTTTACCGGCAGGAATAAAGACAAGGTTTTTATCATTCCAAGGTTGATAATCCGTCAACTTACCGTTATTTTGGATTCGAGTAGTACGTCTGATAATTTCAAATGCCGGAAATCCATTTTGACGCATGAATTCATTCAATCCGCCAAGCAGCAGAGGAGTACCCATCTTGTCTGTACCGTAAATCACCTGCTTCATCTTCTTGTTACGAAGGATGAAAGATAGTCTCTTTTGGGAGATTAGAATCTTGTCAAATGTAACCTTATCCTGAGCAGCGTCCAAAATCTCCTGCAAGTCTTCAAAACAGTCTACTGTACTTTCGTTCCCCTGCACCCAATCAACCGTAGTCTTTGCAATGTTTTCAGACGGCATCTTATAGTCAATAACGCCTCTTACACCACCTTCAGGATTGTTGTTTGCATCAAAAGTGAATACTCCCTTGTTTGAAAGAGCACCCAAGAAGATAATATCCAGTTTGGACTGTACAGAATTTACCACCTTTGTGACATTGTTCCACATAAGATTGATTAATTGCTGAGTCTTCTGATCATCCGTCAGCATACGAGAATCTAGAACCTGAAGAACCTTGCGATAATCCTCAATAGGCATAGAATAACTCATTTGATGAGCAAGAACCTTCTCCTTCAACGTTTTAAAGCCCTCGGTTCCCATAATAGGCTCTTTACCTTTAGAGTCCAAGGTCGCAGCTGCAACGCTTAGGTTATACTGTCCGATTATTTCTTCGAAGTTCAAACCAACAGTAGGGGTGTCCCAATCCAAATATCGTTCATAGATATTCTGGTCAAACAAACGCTTTCTCAATTGAGAAGCGGCATCAATACGAATCTGTACCTGTTTGGTCAGTTCGCCAAAAATAGAGCTGTAAAATAATCCCGGCATAGCTTATTGTCTTACATATTTAATACTTGGATTATTCTTCATGCACCATCCGCCCAAAAGCCAATCTTCTGGCATCGGATAAGCTACTTCTTTCAGAATAATCACATCATAACCTGCAGAAACAGTCTGAAAATCCATATTGGTTTTATACTCCTTGTCTGTTTCTACCACCGCATTTGGCACATCTGTCCCAACGACAGCAAAGGCATTAGCCGTAGCTCCAGTCAATGCGGCAGCTAGCGTAACGACATCGTAATCAGCATTCGATCTATCAATGCTATTAATAGCCTGTTCGTTTTCACCAATCTTCAGCTTATCGCCGACCTGTACCAAACTTCCTTTTACAATTCGCGGAGCAGAAGTTGTTCCTCCAGATACGATCTTAACAGCCTTACATACTGTGCACTCCATATTTGCAAAATCCAACGCAATTGGAGTACCTTTTCTGATCAAAGTACCTTCTGGAAATGTCTGCTTGATTTTGAAATCCCCAGGGATAACTTTACACTCACCTCTCCAAAATACGGGGAATCCGCCTTTAATCTGTCCTTTTTCAAATTCAATAGCCATAGTATTTGTTTTTAATTAGCGTCTGGCAATCCTTCCGCCCACTGTTTAGCCATTTCTTTGCCTTTTTCAGCTGGAGTGGATAAAGGGAATGCCGAATCTTTTGTTTCAAGCCCTGCGGTAACAATATTCTGTTTGATGCCTGAAAGATAGGTCGTAATTGCCGTTTCATCCATTTCGTCAGAAATAGCAAAACCTTCTTTCATTCGCCATTCAGGGATACCCAGTTCTTTTGCTTTTGAAGAGATTAGACTGTTTCTCTCAGCACGTGACTTTTCAGCCTTAAATGCGTCATTCTCGTTTTTTAACGTGGAATAACGCTGTTCCTGTTCAGCCTTGTACTTTTTGAACCACTCCGGCTCCTCGTTTTCTGGTTGCTGTTTGTTCTGCTCGCCCCCACCTGCAGCCTCTTTCTCCTTTGCTTTATTGACAGCATCAGTTACCCGTCTATCAATACCGCTCTGAAGAGAGGTTAAAAACGTTTTTTGCCCCTGTACAACAGTTGCCAAGTTATCTTCAGTTACTAGGCCTAATGCAGATAAAGCGTCAGCCTGTCCCTGCAAAATTTCATCGCTTAACCCTAGATTTGAGTACGCTAGTTTTAAAGCTTGGAAAATTTTTTCTTTCATGATTAGTTCTTTTATGCAAATCTTTTTAAATCAGCATAAAAATACAATGCGGTGAGTCTATATGAAAATTATCAGATTGCGAATGAACCACAATTCGCCAATTGTGGGAAATTTGCTATTTCTTTCCCTGTAAATAGGAAGTTTGAGGTAATTATGGATGGAAATAAGAGAAACGGGCAAAAAGAAAGGCGGATGTTAGTCCGCCTTATCTTTAGTTACTCTATTCTCTTTTATTCTCCTCAATATATCCTGTTCTCCACCAAAAGGTAAATAGAAATCAGATAATACGGTATTCATAAGCTTCGGAGCCAATAAAGCTCTTCCTGTAGCAAAGACATCAGGAACAAACTTTTCAATAAATTTATTTTGAACTTCAAATGTCGTTTTATCTTTTTCGTTTGGATATTTAATAATGTCATAAATATCACTTATACGCAATGTATAAGAATACTTTAATGACACTATATCAACATCTTGTGAATTCTCAGTTAATATATATTTTACTTGTGCATGAGCCGTTAAATATGATTTTTCTTCATTTACACTCATACTGATCCCAAAATAAGGAGACACGTTTTTCTCGCAATCTTCTTTAGTTTCAGGAAGCCTATCATAATCAACACTAAAACTATCTTCTTTTATTGAGACAATGCGCACCTGCAATTTCTTTTCCATATCAAAGCGATTCTGATTTAAATTTAAAATCATTATAATTACTTGAAGAATGCTTCCCTTTCGAAGGAATATTCATAGAGTCAACAGAAATAGGAAACATTACTATAATCGGCTCCTTCTTTGAAATTACTTCTATTATAGGCTCTTTTAATACATTCTCAATAGACTTTATTGTATTAATTGTAAAATTATGAGTACCTCTCATCCATTTACTAATTTCAGCATCAGATTTACCCAATAAAGTCGCTAAATCTTTTTGCTTTAACCCTTTGGATTCTAGAATTTCATGAATCCTATCAACTATTTCAAATGAAAAAGATATAAATTCTCTAGTTTCATTTGAAATACGTTTTCTTCTTGCTTCAAACAAACTATTCTTTTTCATGCGTTTTAAATCTTAAGTTTCCTTCTAATATTTTATTTTTATAACGAATCTGATCGTTTTGTTTTCGAGAATTAATAAACCGACTTGTTTCAATTAATAATTGAACATACCTTGATAATATTGGACTATCTTGCCAAGTATTAGCATCCTTTACATCGCCATTTCCTATAATCAACATATTATCGGATAATCTCAAACAATATAGCCTTATATTATTTCCAATCTCTATCGGGATAGCACATACTCCATCTCCATATCTACCTTCTGGCTTGAAATATCTTTCTAACGCTCCTTTCTCTGATATTTTTTCTAACCACGACAATATAACATCTATATCTTCATCAAATTCACATCCTTCTGGGAATTTAAGCAGAAACTTTTCAGCCTCTGTATACACATCACCTTTAAATCTGATTGTATAGAAGTTAATGTTGTCATATTCTTCAAATAATTCAATAGTATATTCTATTTCTTTCATAATTAACTTATAAGTTAACTGTGCAAATATACAATTTCAACACCAAACAACAGCACTTGTTTGATCACTAGCACCATTATTTTAAGTAATATTTAGATTATTAACAGTTACAGCACCAATATTTCCACCACCAAGAGCACTAGCTTAATCACTTAGACCAATATGATTACGAGCAATTATAATAACACAAACAAAAACCGCCCATCTTTAGACGGGCGGGAAACTGGTTAGGAGTGGATTACAAAACTGATTCCGAGAAATCTAGGTCATAGACGATCTTTCCATGCTATCCGTGTTGCTACCACAATGAACTGGTAATTCAGAGTATTGGTTTGATGTTTCCATGATTATATTGTGTTATTTGAGTTAGGATTGCGGATTGACTAACTCCCCTGTGTCCTTATTCAAGACCAGATGGTATTTCTTCTTCTCCCCTGCCCTAGTGGTGGCATCAATGTCTACTACTACGTTATTGCCATCTAGGGAGTATGTGGATTTGTTTACTCTTATCTCTTCATCGGTGATGGAAACTTGCCAAATTAGATATTTGTTATATCCATACTTTGATATGTCAACACACCTAACCATACTATCATCATAGATATACACCATATTACTATAAGATATAGGCATGTAATTATTCTTTTCAATTTCTTTAACCCATATTTCAGCACCTGAATCATTATTCCCAATTGTCTGCTTTAAATCACTATCCAATAATCCAATTTCATAAATTCCTGTTCTTACAGTTTTATAAATGGCGACATATTCTCCATACCAATCAGCTAGTGCTTCAGGATAGAAGATAGTTTGTTCAAAACCATAATAATATTCCTTATCAAAATATTCTTTTTTAAGAACTTTCCCATCTTTTATTTTCAAGATAAATTTATGTGGGTGATAAGCCATATCTGCGTATAAGCTAACCAATATATAAAGATGATCATCCTTTTGTAAGGCACTTTGAAGGAAACACCCTTTGACTATGTACTCTCTCTTATCTCCAAACCCAAGATCATGGGTATAATTTTCGGCTTTGTCCTTGATGGTAAACACCTTGTTGCCTGATTCGTCAATAGCCTCTATATAGTAATCTCCTTCAAAGATATAGGCTTGTAGTTTTAAATCACCTACTGCAATAGCACTATCTATTTTGTATTTTGGAGGCTCCGGCTCATTTATGGTGTCTTCACTAGAGCTACAGGCTGCCAATAGCAATATTGCTACTAAAGGGAATAAAAATTTCTTCATGTTGTGTGTGGTTATATATTCTACAATTATTTAACTAAAATAATAAGATAAAATTATGATATTTCCAAGGATTTAAGTATTTTTTGAGACTCCCTATATTGTTCCGCCTGTGGAATTTGGACAAATTCGACTGTCTTATCATAATTAGCCTTCACTACTTCTTCTATCTCCTCCAGAGTCACATTAAAAAATTCCCTTCGTCCGTTTATCATGTTTACTTTTTTGTTTTCAAAAGCATGATGCAAAGCGGTTTCAAGAGTTGGAGCATCATCAGAAAATATCATTGCATGAACATCAAATTTAAAAGGGACAGATGCATCTCCCAATTCATCTACTCGTTCCATAGGATCAAGCCGACGCGTCATGCCTATCTTATAAACATTTTCTCCAAATGAACCAATATTAGATATAATGTAAACATATCCAGCCCTCTTGTTTGCTTCTCGATAATCAATATCTTTAATAGCAATGTCTAATTCTGACAAATGCCGTTCTATTTCCGATTTCTTTTCAAGCAAAACCTCTTTTTCAACTTCGTCGCATTCTCCTAGCTGTTTATCTAGTTTTAAAAGAGCATTCATGTAATGCTTTTGCTCCTTTTCAATATCTTTCCGGGCTTCCTCTATTTCTTTCTGCAAGCGGGCTTCTTCGCGCATCTGTTCTCTAATGCGTCGTTGCTCCTCCTTTTCTTCCTGCTTCTTTTGAGCATACTCATATGCTAACTGCAATTCTTGCACTTTCAACTCCAAATATTCGTATGAAATAGATACTGCATTTTTAGAGTTCATTTTATTTAAAGCATCATAGGATTTTCGTATTTTTTCGATAAATGCAGTTGCATTGTTAAATTTAACCTTACTAATAAGCATATCGCATTCATCATTAAAACATCTAAGAATTTGCTTTATGTTTTGATTTGTCATGACACGCCCTTGTGCTTCACTACCATTCAAAGTCCAATTAGTAGAACATGTAGCTGCTGTCTTATAAAGTATCATATTTTTTTGCTCTGTTCTAATAGCATCTAGTCGATCTTTATACATTTCAGAATCAGCAAAATCATATACTGGAGAATACATTCCATAATCTTGAAGAAGTATAGTATTGTCAAGTTCAACCACTTGCTTCTTTTTATTTTCTATCTCCTCCAATAATTCTTCAGCCTCTTTCTTTAGTTTTTCAATATTATCTTTGCTTTCTAACTCTTCCTTTTGTAGCTCTTCTTTAGCATCCTTTAGTTCTTTTATAATACGTTCTTTTTCGTTATCTACATCAGAAACATCCTTATATTTCAACAATTTATCTCTCTCATTTCTTAAACTTAAAATATCAAGATTCAATCTATCTTCTCTTTCACGAAATATCTCTATATCTTTTTCAAGTAAAGCTAGTTTATTCTTTAATGCAGATATTTCTGCAAATTCTTTTTGTCTTAAAAAATCAAGCAGTGCCATATTAATCGTTTTTAGCGTATATTTTTATTGATGATATATCAGAGCAAAACGTTTTTAGCTTCTTATTACTATCAAAATATATAGCACCTCTCATTATTTCATATTTATAAAAATCATCTTTATAAATATCTGATCTAAACATTTTTATTATTTTGTTTTCTATTGAATAAAAAACAAAACTAATAGAGACATCTCTTTCGAGTTTATCACCACTCAACACATTAGCCTTATAATATATATCTACATGATCTTTTTCACAAACAAAAGAAATATCATCTATTTTTAAATTACAAATAGTAAATCTCTCTTGGTCAACTTCTACAAGTTTATCTAAATTTACATTAGATGTTAAATCAGAAATATCCATGATTGCGTGTGTTTATATGTTCTTGGGCAAAATAACGGACAACTGTTCACAAATGCAAATAAATCACCATATATCTTCATGCATCACGTAAAAAAGTTGTTTTTTCTTGCTTTTTTCAAAAATAGTTTGTACGTTTGCGGTGTTCAACATATATAAATCACCTGTGCGAGCGGAGCTTGCATTAATCATGCGAGCATTTTTTATGCTTGTACTTAAAATATTGAGGTATATTGTACCCCCGTGTGGAACTGTAATGGAACCACAGCATAGGTGATATGTGTTGAACAGCGGGAAAGGCAATATACCTTTTTTATTTATTGTTATGTTCAACAATATCACCAATCAAAATCAAACGAATAACAGTAGTTTGATGGCGACGTTAATCCACGACACGGATAGAATGAGTTCACTTGAAATAGCTGAACTTACAGGCAAAAGACATGATGCTATCTTGCGAGACATCAGGAACTTACTAAAACAAGGGGTGTCTGCCCACAATTTTGTGGAGACCTCTTACAGAGACAAATCCAACAGACAAAGCCCCTGCTTCGAACTCACCAAGAAAGGCTGCCTGATCCTCGCCTCCGGCTACGACGCAGTACTCCGTGAGAAGATTATTGATCGCTGGGAGCAACTCGAACTGGAGAATCGCAAACCTCAAACTCCGCAAACCTACCTCGAAGCCCTGAAAGCCCTCGTATCATCGGAAGAGGAAAAGCAACGGCTGGCGCAGGAGAAGAAGAACTGGAGCAGCAAAACGCCAAGCTCCAACCAAAGGCAGCCTTTGCCGACGCAGCCTTCGCCACCGACGACAAGGTAGACATAGGAATGTCCGCCAAGATACTAAAGCTAGGATTCGGGCGCAATACGCTGTTCGACAAGCTAAGAAAGGCAGGAATATTCTTCGCCAACCGCAACGAGCCTAAGCAGAGGTTCATCGATGCCGGCTACTTTGAGATGAAAGAGAAGTTCATCGAGCGCAACAACCATCCGGGCTTTGTCGTCACTAAGGTTCTTGTCACCCAGAAGGGATTGGCTTATTTGAACCACCTGTTTGGCGGGAAACCTTCTGACGGAAAGCTGGCTAGGATAGTATAACCATCCCCTTTTCTCAATTCATATCGCGGTCCGTTTGAATGCCGGACAGCCAAAACTATATCCAAATACACGAAAAATAGAAAGTTATGAACGCACAACATTATACCCCAAGCGAGATAAGAGACGCCTTATACGTAGCAATAAGACAGAATGAAGAGATAAGCAGGATCGGCAGGGAAACCGCCATGAAAAGCCTAAGAGTAGCCCAAATGAGGGAGGAAGGTTCGAAGAGGCTGGCTTCTGCCCTAGACAGATTTGAAGCCATATGCTGCGAATTGGGCGATATTCCACAGCAGGCAATGATGAAAGTAGTGAGATGCTCCGGAAAAACCAAACGTCCGAAATTCGACCTAAGAACGCTCAACGGGCATCTTGTAAGATAAGATAAGTCAGGGGACTTCGGTCCGACACTAAAGTTGACGCCAATCAGCGGGAAAGGGTAGCTTAGGGCTGCCCTTTCTTTATGTACGGATTCAGAGAATATACTTTTTATGCTCAATCAGCGCATTTGCAACGGTACGGGAAGCCCTTCTACTGGTTATCTCACAATCCGCATTTCCCTGAATATCTTTTCTTTCTATTTCGTCAGAAGCAAGAGCTTCAATCAAACCAACTGCCGCAAGCTCAACTTTGCTCATGTTGTCACGTATGCTTTGATTTTTGGAAAGACCTTTCTTTGCTCGGATCACATTAGTAGTTCCTCCGTAGAGAGGCTCATATATGGCATTAGTGCAATTACGAAATCCATCACCCGATACACCATGAGCTGCCAATGTCCTTGTAAACATATTCCTAGTTCCGATAGATTTCAGGCGTTCAGCGGTCCAGTCTGCAGACTTTCCTCTTTTCTCGTATGCTTTTATGTAGCGTTGGCCAATTAGGTCTGGATTCTTTTCTTCTTCGATACGCTGGAAGAAAACTTCGTTCACACTATTACCGCTAAATCCGCATCAAGATACTTTGCATATTCCAAAGCAACCTGCCTAATGCCATAAGTACCACCTCCTTTTCCACGTTTTGATTTTATAATGCCATTTTGGGCGGCATTTAGAAATCTGCATGCAGACACTATAAAATCAGAACCTTGTTGAGTATTCTTCCAATCATTAGGTCTTTTAGCATCAGGACTTCCAGCGATTACCCATAAATCGTTAAGAGAATAAAAATCACCATCTCTACCAATATTCTCTAAAATATTAGCGTCATACTTTTTAATTTCTGCTTTCTTTTTCATAGATTTGCATTATTAAATAGTTAATACTATCCCCATTAGCGGCTCGGACACTTCCGCTTCTGGGGATTTTAATTTGTCTTGGTTCAAGCAACGTTTCTCTCCCGAACCATATTAGAGATAATAGCGTAAACCTTATCCAAGATGTTGTTTCTTTCCGCTATTTCAAGTTTTGTTTCTCCCTTGAACTTTTTCTTGTAGTTACCGATGGAAATGTGATAGAGGTAATATAATTGCTCGTAAACCTTGTGCCAAACGTCTTGTTGTCTGGTATTGGTTGCCGAAGCATATTTGTTCACCAGTTGACGGATCTTATCACGAAGAGATATTTCCGGCAGCTTTTCAGATGAAACAGCAACCGCTAACAGTAATTGCCCATTTTCTTCCCTCTCCTGCTCCATTGCGTCCAGTCTCTTCTCTACGTTTTCGATCCGTTTACTTTGCTCAAGCAAAGCTTGTGCGGACTGAACAAGGATTTCAAGCTGGGATAATGGCTTCTGTTGTTCTTTTAAGGCTTTTTCCATAGAATCAAATGCATCGTAGAAGTCACTCTTAAATCTTAAGGCTTTAACTCCTGTATATCCCATAACTAATATAGAGAAACCTTTTCTATTCATAACATAAACAGGATTACTTTTACCTGTAGAATCTTCGTAAGTTGTTGACACAAAGGCTAAACTCATTTTTGAGTTTAGTTCTTCATCTTCAGTATTGAGGATTTTCTCAATATCCCTAATTACATTTGCATGTCTTTTCCCGAACTTTTCAGCTACCAACAAGCTACTTGTTAGTGCTTGGTTGTTCTCACCTTTAAAAACCAAGTCGTTCATATTATCAAATATTTTGTTCTATTTTTCCTCTTATTTTTGTATAACACCCGTAATTTTTCTGACTAAGTAGTCTCGTTTTTGGTCTGTTTGTCTGATTTAGAAGATGTATTCCCATTTGACGAAACCTGCTTTTCACTCTTTATAAGCTCTATCTCTTCCTGTGGAGCATCCGTCAAAGCAAGCATAGTAACAGCCAGATCAAGAGAAATAATTCCATCCGAATATAGCTTACCGATAGCTTCCCATTGCTTCTCCTTATCTTCATTGAATGGTTCCGCAAATTCGTGAGTAATCTTCAGCCTGGATAACTGGTTTCTCAGATGGATATGGGTAACATTCATCATAATAGCCAGAATAAGGTTCTTTTCCCGGTCCACAAGTATATCGTAAGTCTCTTTTAGATTGTCCCTTTTAATGTACCCTAGCGTCATAGCACGCTTTAAAGCCTCTCCAGATAGTGTTCCCATACCTTTCATGTTTTCGAATGAGAAATCGGGCGTAAATGAGTCGAATAGAATAGAGTTATTCAAGTCTTTTTTTTCACTATCTTTCATTGAAGAGTATTCAGGAGGAGCTAGATAGTCAATAGCACTGTTCTTGTCTTGCATTTGGATTACTTCCCCAACCATGCTTGGATCTGATAAAGACTGGAGAACATCTGCCGTTGCTTTTACTTTCGGGTCTGCAAAATAATTATTAGTATCAGCGGCTTTGGAATCAATATGTTCCTCCCTGTCACATCTAGGCTGTGTCCCGTACCAAGCCTTATCCTGTTTATAGTAAATTACGTTGATTTTACCAGATGGATTAACCAACGGCTCAACTTCCCACCCAATATTTGCTCTTTTGCATCGGAATATGTAGGATGGCGTTTCTATATCAAAATGCTCAACTGTTCTATTGCCCTTCTTCAAATTGTACCCATATCCAAATGCAATCATATTTTCGTATTGATCGAAAAGCGGACGGAGGGTATATCCCTTAGATTTGGATATGACCAAAACCTTTACTCCCGGCTTTCCGTTATCATTAAATATATGATATACTTTTGCACTTTCAGTTTCTGCGCCGGCCAGCCTTTTTGCTTGTCTCATTGTTGTATGAAATCTAGTAGTCTGAAGAAACTCGTTATATGCCTCAAACGCTTCATCTGTACTTTCCACATTGTTCTTCCATTTTATAGGATTACCCAACAAGAAGAATAACTCTACTTCATTGATATACCTTTGTCTTGTCCGAGGTAGCTTTTCTGTTCTATAAGGTTCTTTGCCTTTACGCGGCTTATCTGGGCGACTGTTGACCTTATGAAACTCCGGATTATACTCGGCAATAGCCTCATTTACATCAATATCTCTATCTTGAAGCAGCGAGATAACCTGGCTTATATCCCTGTCTTGGATAAGCCTCATTAAATCCCGTTCAACTCCTAAAGAATTAAGCGTTTTGTTACGCAACAAATTGAATATAGCCTCAATATAATTCATATCTTTTATTTTAATATAGTCCTAAATCGTCTTTATTGTATTGTTTTGGTTTTAATATTCTTCCTAATACTTCCCCCAATACCCAATATCTTGCAGCATCAAGTGCGTGATTATATTTATCAATTGGTTTATTTATATAATTACCATCCTTATCCTTATCCCATGTATATTTCCTTAACTCATATAAAAGATTATATGACCTTCTAGTTACTTTCAAGTTTAATTCTAACATTTTATCTATGCCTGCTAGAATTGAACTTTTAGAGTTTATATTTGACTTATCTACCGGATAAATAAGAATGCCTGAGTTTGATATTTCTTGTATTAATCTTGGGTCTGCACTTTCTGATATTACTTTTAACCTAAATGGCTTAAGAGAATCTGATATGTCCCCAGATAGCATCCGGGTCCTGTAAAACAACTCATCAAGATATAGGTCATTATCAATAAGCGCACATTCAATAGCCGCAGAAGGGTCGTTTGAATATCCAAAATCTAATCCAACACCTCTCTTCTTAGCATAATCGGGTATAGAATCTACAATCTCAAATCGTTTAAATATTGCACCTTCCGCAACATCAGACCATCTTCCAATAGCTACATGGGCATATTTCTCCGGCTCTTCTTCTTTCATACGTTCCATCTCTTGAATAAACTGAGGAGAAAGGTTCTCTATGTTGTCTAAATAAGTAGTATGAATATGAAGAACATTAGGATGAGTGGAAATCTGAACTTGTACACCGTCGATCTCTATCAATTTGTGCGTTTTTTCAATGTATTTCTTATAAATAAAGTGATTCGAATCTGTCGGGTTCATAATAATAATCACTCTATTTTGAATCCCTTTTTGCCTTATTGAGAGAACTAATTTATCAAAGTCCTCTTCTGAATTCCATTCCTCTGCTTCGTCACACACAAAAGTAGTAAGCCCCTGTATGGATTTTAACTTTGCCGTTTGATTTCCTGAAGATGTCCTGATACCCCTAAACATAATTACACTATCTGAAAAGGTATTGATAATGTCTTTTTTAGTTATATCAAAGAAATCATTAGTTCCCTCTAAATCTATCTTTTCTTGAAATTCAGGAATGACCGATATATCTGCTGAAGTCATTGTGTATCGGCTGTACAGCATCTTATGCCCAGATTCGAATGAAAGCCTTTCTATAAACGTACCAACATTAAAACTTTTAGCACTTCCACGACCACCGGTTATGAGAGTTATTAATTTATCCGTGTTATTATACAACGGATTATAGACTTCTTGAGTTTTAATGTTAAACACTATCATTTCTTTTTTGATCTAGCTTTTATCCACTCTTGAACAGGGATACTTCCTTTTACATTCAATGTACTTTCTTGTTTTTCAGCAAGACCTAATTTGCGAGCTATTATATTAGCATTAAAAGCTCCTACAGTAGCCCCTTCCAACTGCTGAGTTTCTATTACAGATTCTATACGTGCAATGACCGACAAAAAATCTTCATGATTAGCTTTCTTAAATTCCCTCCAGAAAGTTTCACTTGCATCACAATATAACATTAGACCACTAAGTGTATATGGCCGCTGTGTAGGCGATTCCTCCTTTTCCTTTGTCTTTCCTTTTGTTTTATTCTTAACAACTCTCCAAGGGTTCTTATCGCACCACTCAAAATATTCACAAGCAGCCTCCCATAACAAATCAGGGGTGGCAAATAACATGTCACGCCCATGCTTGCTTCTTAACTTCCAAAATTGATTTCCTTTTGGTGCTGCCATCTCTATTTATTAAAAATTAAACCCTCATCTCTTAGATGAGATACAATTTCACTGTAAATATACTCTATATCCTTCCGAAAGCCCTTATAATTGTTGTAGAGAACAACCACAGTTTCGATATTGTGGGAAATAAATGTCTTATCGCTGATATTTACCGATTCTGCAATCTTATCCCGAAGCCCCCTAGGCATTCTCCCCCCTGCTAGAACACTAGGAGCATACAGGAATAAAATGATGAATATGAACTTTTTTCTGTTATGAACACTGTCTTTGTATCCCGGACAATCCCTTAAGTTGTTTATTTCACAAAACCACTTATATATGGATGGGATATAGTCCAGATCAGACACGATAGGAGCAGATAATTCAGATTCTCTTTCCGACAATCTTGATTTCTGCTCTCTTATTGATTTTAATTCTGAAATTTCTGAAAACATAGCACATTTATTTAAAGTTAATAGTATATTTGTACTATGAATTGAGGAAAGAGGACTTATCTGGTGGTTCGGGTGGTCCTCTTTTTATTTTGTCTTTATTCCCCATACACATGCATTGTACAGTGCATAGGCATACATCTTAAGTTCCCTGCTGTTGCTTATATATTCCACATTCATTGCTGCTTTAAAGCAATCAGCTAGAAGGTTGTTGTCTATTTCTTGTTTCATGATTCCTCCTTCCTATTATTGCTTTCGTTTTTACTTTGATTATTTCTCTCCTTCTTCAAGTCTTTCCAAGCAGTCACTATTGACCAGAATAGGTTTAACGCCGTTACCACTACAAGAATTCCTGTCAACCATTCTATTCCCAGATGGTAAGATATCAAACAAGATATAAATGACAGCCAAAATGTTATCTCTTCAAATTGATAGTCTTTCATTTTATCGCCCCCTACCATCTTCTAAATAATAACTCATTTCCTTATACTCTTCATAGGTTATTTCCTTCCAAAAAGTAATTATACATCGTTCTTTATAGTTTTTCAGAAGTAACTTATGTGTTTCTGCCAGACTGAAACATCCGTTATTTTCACAACGAATTCCAGATCCAAATCTACCCTTGCAACGAAAGGCATAATAGTAGTACTTTTCCATTTTATTCCTCCTTGATTAATTCCGGGTGATCGTATATGTTGCCTACAATCTCTTCCGTTACATTGTAGTGAGAGAATGGGAGTATTTCGCCATTCGTTTCTCCGACATATCCAAAGCATCCGTCTTTTATGCCTACTTTATTGTATATATTTTCATATCCATCGTTGCCCACCAACAAGATATCACCTTCGTAGATTTCTTTGCCGTTCTTGTCATACAAGCCGGTGAACTGACCTATGGTTTCAGTACAAACCTCATACATACTGATGCTTTTCCCTATTTCGATATCATTTAAGGGTGGAATGACGGCATATCTATCCTTTTCGATCTTAACGAGGGAGCCATACAGCCATTCTTCATCGTATATACTTTTGCCTCTGAATTTTATTGTACGTAATCCCATAATACTATTTATTTAATTGATTTTACTGACAATTTTACCATTATCACAAATGTTAATCTAGGTATTAAAAGAGTTAATTTAACATTTAAGTGACAGATTAAGACTTATATTTGCACCGTGTTTGATTTGGAAGCTAACACCTCCAATCTGGCGAACTGTCATTCGCCTCCTTCGTCGATCTCCAAGAGAAGACATTAAGCCCATTGTCCTGCAAGCTTTGGGCTTTTTTTTAGTTACGCTTGACAGGGTGTAGCTAATAACGAGCCTATCTATCTTGCAGGTGGATAGGCAAAACAGAAAGGAGGTGTTAGCTTGAAAAATCAAACACAAAACGAGGATCGCAAGATTCGCATTTTCTGTCGATATATCGTGAAGAACGGGAAAAGGATTTATCCTAAGAGATCCAAATACTTTTCTTTTCTGATAAACGATAAGAAAGCTGCTTAATGCTATTTTCGTTGGGATGTTGCAGGCATCCCTTTTTATTGTACGATTCATTTTATTCCTCCGTTATTTTTAACGCTTTCTGTATTCCAGCTTCTAATGCTTCTTCGTAAGTATCCCATTGACCACCATCGTTAGGACCGTCGAATATACCGGCAGCTATAAAAGTTCCATTATCAGCCTTGCATATATCATAACCATAACCGCAAGCGTTTCTAATGATGGAAATATGTAGGTTCTTCGTTTCACGTAGCCACTTTTGAGCGGTAGACTGATTAGGTGCGGCTATTAAATATATGGCTAACTTACATTTTAAACATGTTTTTAAAGCATCGCATTCAAAGAATTCCTCACATAAATTTGGAACAGGTAATGAATTATAAGAGCTTGTAATTCTATTACCATCATTGTATAACATTCCATTATTCTGATAAGCGTATAATGTTCTTTCATCAAAGCCTTTTTCTTTCAGTAAATACGCTGTTTCTAATGTTACAATTTTTTCGTCCATAATTATCACTCCTTACTTTCCAAATATTCTATTAAACTTTTCTTGTCTCTAAAAAGTATTTTATCCCAAAGTGGATAATTGTTTCTTGGTACACTTAAACCGTCATAGAGCTTGTATACCATCAAAAAACTACGATCTGTATAGGATATTTCAATAGTTATTTTGCTTACAGTGGAATAACAGATATTGTCTCCACTTAGATAGCAAACATTATCGCCTACATTAAACTCTGTATCTATTTTCATAATTATTCTTCTTTTCCTAATATTTGCTGAAATGGATCAAAACTCTCATTTACTCGTTGTATGCCATCTATAGAATCTTTCATATTTGTACACTGTAAACTACTCAAAGCGTTTGCAATTCTAAATATAGGATTTGCCATACGAATATCAGTAAGAGTATCAATCAACTCTTCTTTACTTAGTTGTTTCAACTGCTCCTTGATTATATTCCGCATTTCTTCTTCACTCATTGCTATTTTCCTTTCTTTAGTTCTTCACAATGTAACTTATAAGCATAGGCAAACATCTTCAAAGTAACAGGCTCAAAGTGAAAATCCGCCTGCTTGCCTTTTACTACAACAGAAACGCATAAATCCCCATCACAAAAATCAATATATGCCATAGCATCATCATTCCCTCTGATAGAAAAGGTTTGTGTCTGTACGCTATCCATGACTCACCTCCTTTTCTTTAATCCGTTCCAGTACATCCCTGTTGGATTCGAGTATATCATCGAAAGACGGAATAGGTAACCAGGCTTTTATTACGCCTTCATCGTAAAATAGATGAGGATAATCCCTAGTTGATACAAACTTATTCCATATTTTAAAGAAATAAACTTTCTCAACGACATCACCGTCAGTAACAAAGTAATACCCATCCTCTTCCGGCAACCGTTCCTTAACGCTTATCCACGGAGATTGCTTAGTTCCAGCCTCATAACCTTTTGTATACACTTTCCTTAGATAGCATTCAATCACATGAGGTTGATTTATCCGGTTAGCCAATAGGCTTATTATATCTTTTAATATCATATCATTTATTGTTTAATTTTTCTTCAAACTCTGCAATAATACAGTCTGCATCACCGCCATGTACCCAATTCTCTAAAACCGAGGAAAGGACTTCAATAGCTTGTTCTTTCTGCCATTCGGCGCCTTGAATAAAATTCGTTATCCCAAATTGCGCCAAGTTGCCACCTGACAAAGTACGATCAACCGTTCTATGATTAAACAAGATATTTTCTTTTGCAACTTCTTCTAATGTCTGTTTCATAAATTATTTGCTTTTACGATTTTCTCTTAAATCTTCTTCGCTGACATTCTTGTTAGAAAGGTCGCTAAGATTGGAAATAGTAGTTATATTATCAGGTTTGCAATACAAACACATTTGAGTATATGGTGAATATACCCTTCCACACTTCGGACAAATCCAACCTTGTTGCCCAAATATTCCGTTATACGGATTGATTGCGCTTGATTCTTGTTTCATAATTATCTTGTTACGAATTAAGTTGATTGATCATTTCGTTAGCGACTGAAATACAATATCTGCAAAATGACTCTTTATCAAATGAAGTTTGCGGAAAATTCCCCTGCATTGCAGCCTTTACAAGTTGGAAACGTCTTTCCTCCCAATCAATAAGGTTTTCTTTTGTAGATAAATAGCATTCTTCTACATCTTCAAAGTCCCAAAACCTATTCATCTTCATATCAACGCATTCATAACCTTTGCTATCAATATAAGACACAACATCAATATCACTTCTATATGTATGCCCAGAGTAAGTTATTACATCTACAATCTCGCCTGTTTTTCTTATTTTTGCTTTCATATTCATTACTATTTTTGTTATTAGTCAAATTCCGGTATCGGCATCCAATGAGTTATGCCTAATCTTTCTTCATTAACGTATGCTCCCGTTTCCCATTCCCCAAGGGTTGAAAGAAAACAGAGAAGGTATCCATAAGCTCCTTTGGTCAGAACTATTGTATCTACCTCCGGCAAGCTATCCGTTACACTTATCCAGGGAGATTGGGTCCGTATCAGCTCTATATCAGCTTCTAAAGCATAATCAGGTATGACTTTACCATCGACTTCGACACGATATAAATCTCCTTGCGTATGTCTGATTATGCCAGACTTTCCTATTGCATCCGGCATGACTGGACAATCTAAAACTCTCACTCTGTCACCTACTTTAAATTTTGCTTCCATATTCATTACTATCTTGGTTTGAGGGTTATTCAGTAGCCTTTTTGATAGCATTACATAATACATCATAG